AAGTTGGGGGCCTGCACGTTTTGAGGGTTTGCGCCGCCTGCCATGATTATCTCCGTCCTGCGCTGCCGCCGCGCGACCCGCCACCTTTGTTGCCGCCGCTGCTAGAGCCTCCGCCCTTGCTGCCGCCTTTGCTGACGCTTTTGCCGTCACTTTTGCCTTTTGCCGGCGAAATCCCTGCCCGGTTGGCAGCGCCAGAAAGCGGGCCGCCTGAGAATGTCGAACCACTGCGACCAGCGCCGCCGCCGTCGAACATGTCGCGGATGCCAGTGAAGCCGCCAGTGGCCGCAGGGGCCGTGCGCCCAGCAGCGCCACCAAACGCCAAGGGCGCGCGATCAGAGCCGCCACGGTCAACGACAGGCTGGGGATAGTTCAAAGGCGCGGCTGCCATCGGGGCCATAGGCGAAACGCCAGATCCGAAGCTAAGAGGCGCGGCACCCGTCTGCGGGTTGATAAACATGCCCGTGATGGCGTCATACTGGCCCGGCGCGCGGCGCTGCAATTCAGCAAGCGACTGATCGTAAAGGCCCCCAGATGAATAGCCCTGAACGCCGCCAGCGAAGGTCTGAGGCGCAGGCATACCCATCGACAGATCGGTGGTCCCAAGGCCAAAGGCACCCGCAGCCGTGTTGATGCCTTGGCCAGCCGCCGTCTGCATGGGCGTCATTGCGGCAACATCTGGGCCGTAATATGGCATTGGCCCAAGGGCTGCCACGTTCTCGGCACGCCCGATGTTGCTGCGCGCGGCAGACTCAAGCCAATCGGGGATTTTGACTTCCGTGGTGGACTTGCCACCCTTACCGCCGCCGCTCATGTTGGCCCTCTTGATCTGATCTGGTTGACAATAACACGGATTTGATATGGGTTAAAGTTTCAACTCAAGCACCGTAAAAACTTCGCCAAAGCCGTGCGGCTCAAGCACGCGCTTCCAACCCTTGCGGCCTGCGATGGTCATGGATGAGCAACCTTGGGCAGTTCCCCACTCTTTTGCGCTCTTCAGCATGTCAACGATGGCGTCCATCTCCCCGCCAGCGAGGAACACATTTAGAGTGCGCTTTTTAGGATACTCAACAATCTCAGTGACAGCGCACCCCTTTTCAGCAGGCCACAACTGCATCCGGCCCGCCAAAATTCCGTCCACAACGTCTTGGAAATCGTGCGATCCGCCGCTGTATTCCAAGGCGTCCTCAATCCACTTGCGGCAATGCTCCAAGAGCGTCATGCCTGCACCCGGCTGATGGCCATTGTAGCCGACGGCGACGCGGGCGCGTAGGCAGTAGCCGCGTGAGCCAAAAGCGAGCCGCTTGTGCTGGTTGTGGCCCACATGGCTTCCAGATAATCGCCAGCCGAGAATTGAAAAATCGAGTCGCGGGACACGACGATGGTCGCGCCGTTGTTGTGCAGGCTGGCCACCATCGTGCTTCCCGTGATGTTGGTGCCGTTCACGCGCGGCCAGAAGCGAAACTCCAACGTGCTGGCCGACGATGAGGCGATCTGCGCCGTGAACGAGATGCGGTACAGGCCGCCCTCAGAAAACACAATGCGCGTAGTGTTCGTCGGATCCAAAGCAATGTCAGCGGCCAGCGACGGCGCGTCGAACTGGATCGCGTAGGCCGTGTTGGCGGCAGCCGCCGTGATGGTCGCATCCTGAGCGAAAATGGCGTGGCCATCGCCCAGCACGATCTGCCGCCACTCGTTGTTCTTTGAGATGACCGGGTAGCCGTTCACGTTGTCCCATAGCAAAATGCCGTTGGATGTCGGCGTGGCCCCGTCCACCTTAAAGCTAAGGTTATCCCAGAACCGGGCCAGAAAGCGGCGCAGATCCTCGCCCCAAAGGCGGAAGTCCTGCCCGATAGGTGGGATGCCAAACCTCAACGGCGGCCTCCGGGGATGGCGTCAATGCGCGGAACACCCCAGCGCCAGCTATCGTTGGCAGCGCCCGTCACCCGCATCGCAACCTGCCGCCCGGTAAAGCGAACATCGGTCGGCGCGGCCATGCTGTAGGGGCCATAAGACCGCTCAGTGTCGTTGGGATAAAACCGCGTTTTGAACGTCACCGACACCTGACCTTGCGTCTTTTCGTCTGGGATCAGCATAGACGCCATCATCGTCGTGTCGCCAGCCCCGATTTCAAACGGGCCGCTCTCGGCAAACACCGCCTCGCTGCTCAGGTTCGATCCGCTTTCGTGGTTGTAAGCGATGCCGTTAGGCCCGAACCAGATCGGCGTGGTGAAAACGCCTGCGTCAATGCCAGACGTGCGGGCCAAGGTGCCGATGGCCCAATGGTTTTCTTCGTAGTTGAAAACGACATAGCTGTCGCATTCGTTGCTGGCCGCAGACGGGTAGAACCACCAGATTTCGTTAAATTTGGCGTTGGTGACGGCGTGAACCTTGCTGCGCTGCGAGGCGCTGATGTTGTTGAAAACGTAATCCGAAACCTCGCAAGGCACGTCCTGAACCTGCCCACCGGCGAAGGCAAAAAAGCCACGGCTACCCATCCAGAACACGCCACGGTCAACAGTCGCCGCGCACTTTCTTGAGATGGCACCGCAGGCCGAGCCGACACGCTCAAAGCCGTAGACAAAGGGCGGCCCTTGGTAGGTTGCAGCGTGCGCGTCCAGATCGGTAAGGATCAGCGTTTGCCCGCGTGCTTTGATGCCCAGCATGATCTGGCCCGAGGTCTGCAACTCAAGATCGCCAGCCTCGTTCGTGGCGGCAGGCGTCCAGACCGTGTTGTCCTCGCGGTCGCACCACTGAACCTTGCGGACGTTTCCGCCTGCACCGAGAGCAAACAGGAAACGCTCCTCGGTCACGACAACGCCGAGGTTGCTGGTCGGCGCGTTGGTGACGACAAGCGCGTCGTTGGCGACGTTCAGTTGCCATTCGTAGATTTTGCCGTCCTTGTTGGAACAGGCAATCAGGTATTCGCCCCAAGTGTCAAGGCTCCACGTCGTGGCTTCGGTGTAGTTCACAACGTCTTGGCGCGGTGTGCCGTAGGTATAATCCCCGTAAAAACCGCCACCATAGCCAAGATTGAGGGCTGCGCTTTCGTCACCCGTCGTGAAGCTGGTTGGCGTAATGTCAGTCACAGTGTTTGAGGCTGAGATGGCAAACAGCTTTTCGTAAGTGCCAGCCGCCATCCAGCGGTCGGCGCTGTTGTCGCTCCATGCGATAGACCCGCGCACCTTTTTGTTAGAGGAGACGGTCGCCCGCGTCACCCAACCACCGATAGGCTGCATTGTTCCTTCTGTCCAACGGATGAGGCTGGCATCACGCCAACGGCCCGACGACTGATAGTCGGTCCCGTTGCGGTAGACACCCGGCGGAATGGCGAGCGGAACAAGCGGCATCAGATCACCAAGGCAAGCCGTTCAGGGTTACCGGGTTTTTCTGGGCTTCAATCTGGGCTTCCAGCGATGCCTCTGCGGCGGCCTTGTCCACCGATCCCCAGACCCATGCCAGCACGTCGGCTTCGGTGAGGCTGGCGTAAGGCACGAAGCCCGCAGCCGATGCGTCAGGGGTGAAGCCTGCGGTGCCGTAGGCCGACGCGGAGTGATCCCCGTCAACGGCAGTCACGCGCCAGTGCGCTGTCGTCACGCCCCCATCAGCAGCGTTGCGGTCAAGCTGAGCAATGCTCCAAGTGATGATCGTCATTATTTGGCCTCCAACTCTGCTACGCGGGCGGTGAGTTCCTGAATGGCTTTGACAAGGGTTGCCACCAAGAAGGACGTATCGACACCCTGATACTGCGGGTTGCCCGTCTCATCCACAGCGTCCTTCTCACCCGTCACGCAATCAGGAACCACAGCTTGCAGTTCATGCGCGATGAAGCCTTGGCCGTCCGAGCCGTCAGCCTTCCAAGTGTAGGTCACAGGATTTAGTATGGCGATCTTGTCTAGCGCACCGACCATAGGCTGGATGTTTTCTTTTAGGCGATAGTCGGATGAGGTGTTGTATGCGACTGCGGTTGTGCCGTTCTGGGTGATAGAACCAATAGCGGTAGCGTTAAGTGTAAACCAAGTGTATGCGGTTCCGCTACCAGTTCCGCTTACGTGCCTCTGGATAACCGACGCCCCCTCCTTGGTAAAACCGTTGTCGTTTATAAAGCCAGTAGATGCCGTACCAACTAGTAGGTTCCCGCTGCTGTCGATGCGGGCGCGTTCGGTGGCGTTTACATTGTTTGTTGCAGTCGTATAAAACTGAATGTTTCCGTTCCCGCTGGATGCCTCAAGATTGATGTAAGACACCGCACGGTTAACGTCGTAGATAGCCCCAGTAGTAGGGTTTCTATTAGAAGAAATCTGGGCAACCGCAGTAGATGTGCCGACAAAGGCCGCAGTCCCAGAGCCGTTAAGCTGAAAAGATTGATCTGCCGACCCACCAAGATGTAGCTTTGCCCCCGGCGAACTCGTCCCCACCCCAAGGTTGCCCGAGCTATCCACCCGCATACGCTCAGCCCCACTCGTCTCCACAGTCACCGTATCAGCGGCAGGGAAGCGAATGGCGGTGTTCGTGTCACCCGAATGCACGATCTTGTCGGCAATGGTCACGTCGCCCGAAGCAGTCACCGTGGTGAACGTCCCGGCAGCAGCAGAAGACCCGCCGATGGTCGTGCCGTCAATGGCACCACTGTCGATGTCAACCTTGGTGATGTTCACCTCGCCCGTGCCGTTGGGCGTCAGGCTGATGTCGCCGTTGGTGTTGGTTGAGGAGATCGTGTTGCCGTTCAGGTTGATGTTGTCCACCTGAAGCGCGACGAGGGCTGTCCCTCCACCCAGAAG